ATTTCTTTACATTCTCCTTCTTCGGCTTATAACTCATAGATACCACCCATTAAAGTAATTATTATCCTGAGGAAAAACATCTCCTGATGCATTCGTATTATATTCAGGATATAAATAGCCAAAAGTACTCATGTGATCTAAGAACCTCTGAGTATAGTTCTGCGCTATCTGACGTTCTTTCTCTACTAGATAATCTACTTCTACTTTATCTACGTTTACTGCATTCTCTGAGCTATGTTTATAAACTCCTTTATTTGCGATAGTATAAGCAGCGAAAGGAAGATACTCTACCATAGCCCAATGTATCATTAGAGGCTTTATAAAGCTTACTACTAGATTAAGATAAGGATCTTCTAAATCATCGTTTAAGATATCATTCTGAATCTTCTGAAGTAGGTTCGTACCTAGATAATTCTGAACGTGAATATCCTGAGCTATTTTTATAAACTGAATAAATTTATCTGAATCTACTGAACCGCCTAAAGCAGTTAAAGCTACTAAATCGTTTCTAGATATTAAAAGTACTTCTGCCATTATATTACGTCTGAAGGAAGGTTAGTATTATTAGGAGAGAACCCCTTTAAAGGAAGGTTATTAGGATAAAATGAAACTTCGTAAGGATTAGTAACTTTGTAACCTTTGATTTCAGCAGCTCTAGTTCCGATTTCCTGATATCCTTCTTCTATCTTATTTAAGTCAAGCATGAAAGTTACTCTACTCCATTTATGATGACATCTAGCACCTCCTTTAAATTTAAAGATATCGTAAGTATTCGCTCCGAATTCTCCGAATCCTGGATTAACTGCTTTTTTACTCATAGAATCTATATCTTCCTTTCGAAATAATCTATCTTCTTTAGCCATCATAGCTTTACAAAAATCTCTATCAGGAACTTTATTTCCATTGTATTTATATCGAACTTTGAAGTACTTTAAATCACTTACTTTGCGATCCTGAGAACTCTTTAAATTAGGTAAAGGATTTCCTGTTTGAACTAGGTTAATTAACTTACTTAGAAACGAAGTTTTAGGTTCTAAAGAAGATTCTGAATCTAAAAGCATATTATCTAAATCTTCTTCATTCTCTCCTACTTCTCTTTCATCTACTAAAACCCATTCTTCTGATAACTGATTTTTATCTACTTCATCTAGGATTAATTGTAAATCATTCTGAGAGCTTAACTGAGTTTCTTCTACTTTACCTGAAGCATCCTGAAATTCTAAAGGTTTCAAAGTTTCAAAATAAAGTTTTAATTTAATTCCGTTATATGCTAGAATAGTATCGTAAGCTTCGAGGATTAAATCCTGATAAGGTCTAATCACCATGTTATAATAAAGTACGAAAGAGTTCTTTAATTCATCTGCATTCGAGCTAAATCCATTAGAAGAACTGATTCCGAATAATAGAGGAGAAGTAACGTTATGACCTAGCATAATTTTTCTCATGCATTCATCTGATAGATATTCGTAATGTTGAGGAGCATCGTTCAAAGGAATATCATCTACAGTAGTTTTCTGAGCATCTGAATGATTAAAAGAGATAATTACTCTCTTTCCTTTACTTCCTGTAAGCTTCGCAGTAGTTTTATTCTCTATCTCATCCATCTGCTCCTCAGAAGGGATTCCATTATTAAAGTTAATTACTTTAGTTCCTGAGAATCCATTTTGAACTTCATTTATTAAGTAATCAGATATCTCTTCTTCTAGTACACAATAAGGTAAAGCTCCTTGATAATCTACTAGAGAAAAATACTTCATTCCTACTGAATAGGGCTGCACCATGTAAATCTCTAAAGGTTCATTAGAGAACCCGAAAGCAGGAATTCGCTTAGGAGGAAATTTCTTAATATCCTGCCAATTATCAGAATAGTAATAAGCTTCTATCTTTCCTTCTTTATTACATTTTTCAGGCCGTAATAATTGTACTGGAATATGAGAAGTTTTAGCAATCGATTTGCGATCCTTAGAATAGATAACCTGAATAGCAAACTGCCCTAGCATTTTAGCATCTATAATCTGTCTCCTAGTTTCATCTTTAGGAAAGAGAGTAATCATGTGAGCATAATCATTAGGCTTTGCTGCAGCATCTAGAGCTTTTAATCCTCTTCCGTAAATTAACTTTGCTATGTTATTAATTATAGCATTATTAGAAGGAGAATAAGTATATCTATCGATAAGATATCCGTAAAAATTATTATCATGTCCGTATTCTACCCAATCTTCTCTCTTACTCTCTACTATTTGAGGAGTTTGATAAGCAGCTAGTTCTACTGAACGTATATTATTAAATTTATTCTCCATAAGTAAGGAAGTCATTATTACTATTATTTGATATATATCTATTCGCTCCGTTTAAGATATTCGGAGAGAACTCCTGTAAATCAGTTTGAGAAGTTACAAAGATTCTATCTCTATAAGATTCTACTGCTTCTTCTCCGTATATAGTTAAGTCGTAGTATCTATTCTCTAATAAAAGTTCTTCAGTAGTGAATTCTACGATATAATACCATTCTCCTTCTACTGAGGAATCTATAGTAAACGTTTCTATCGTTTTGTTCGAATCATCTCTAAGAGTTAAATAAGTCATAAACTCATCTCTAGGAATAACTCTCAAAGTTTTTAATCCAATATCAGGAGTTAATATAATCATATATACTTAACTACTTTATAAATCTTTGTTGCAAAAAAAAAGGAGCAGAACTTAATCTACTCCTTCTAAACACTAGTTAAGAGTTTTAGTCAGTAATGATAGTAGCTCCATCAAACAAAGCAGAAAGTTGTGCCTCAGTATTACAATCTAGGAAATTTGCAGGTACATTTTCCATTGCTGTAAATGTCAAATTATAGCCATTAAAATCTCCTAAAGCAGTTCCTGAAGAAATAGTTCCTGCAGTCATATCTGCTCCTCTTTCAATACCTACGATAAAGAACTGAGCTGAACGAGTACGAACTACGATATGAGGCCTTCCATAAGCTAAAAGCTTAATCGTTTTATGAGTAGTTACATCCTGCTTCTTTAACTGAGCTACGATAACCTGCTCGAAGTAAGTAGTTCCGTTATCTCTAGAAGTTTGAATAGTTTGTTCAAAAGAATTTGCTCCTTTAAGTTCGTACTTATAGAGTTCAGTTACTCCATCAATACCTACTACTAAATCCTCTAGTCCAGCAGTAGCTGAGTAAGTTACATCTTCAGGATAATTAATCCCGAAATTAATAAAATAGATCGCATCCAGTCCTGAAACTGAATCTTTACATGATTCTAAGCGACCATTTGAAATATCACAAGCCATAGCTATAAGTTTTTTTTAATTAAAAAAAGGGAGTAGGAATATACCCACTCCCCTAGTTATTTGTGGTCTATAAATTAGTCAATATAGTAAAGAACGCAATCCTCCAAAATTCCGATTTGAGTACCTGCAGTATATCGCATTACAAAACGTACATTCTGAGATCCATCGATATTTGCCATGTCGATAATTTTCACTTCCTGAGAATCTGAAAGCAATCCTGTACCGAAGTAAAGATTTTCAGTAGTAGATGCTAACATTTCATTATTCTGCAATCCGTTTGCTACGAATACTGGAACTCCATCAAAAGAAAGTCCTGCACCCATTCCGTACCATTGCGTACCCTGAGCATTCGTACCTGCTCCTCCTACTCCTGCTGCTGCGAATCCACCCAAAGCACGAACATAAGCACGAGCTACATTCTGAGATACATAGAGCTTCAAACCATCTTTACCATACAAACGAGAAGGAATAGCATCTACTACTTTACCCATTTCAGCAATTACGTTAGCTGCTGTTACTGTAGTACCTGCTACTACCTGACCTGCAGGAATTCCTGTACCTGCTTCAGCTACTGCTTCAGTAAAGATACCTGTAAACTGTCCGTTTGTAGCATTCAAACCATGCCATAGAGAGTTCTCAGTAGCTTCTGCTACTTGACCTAGCATTCGAGCTAGTAAGAAATCCTGAAAAGATTTAGGAAGAACATCGTAAGCAGAATATCCCATCTCGATAGCATTCCAATCTGAACGGAAATCTTTCTTACACAAAAGAACGTTAACATCTAGTTCTTTAGGTTCGATAGTGCGCTCAGTAAGAGTAATAGCACCTGATGCAGTAAAATCACATGAAGCATCTTTTACCAAATCTTCTGAATCAAAACGTTTGATAGTAGAACGGAATTTAACATTCGGCATAACCGAAACTCCTCCGTTTTCAATAGTGTTCGCAGAAAGCAAAGCAGCACCGATATATTTACCTGCGGCTTCTCCTGCATAAGTTGTTGTAATGTCTAAAGTTGTAGCCATTTTTTATAAATTAAGTTAATTAATACAATTTACCCAAAACTCGATCGATAGAGCTTTGATTTCTTTTAGATGAATATCTGAATACTTCTACTTTCGTTTCATTCTCAGGATTATATGAGATAGGTTCTACTGCAGGAGTACTAAGTTCTACTTTTTGAGAATCTAGTTCTTTCGCTAGAGCTTCTTTCTCTTCTTTCAATTTAGATAGCTCAGCTTTCAAAGTTTCTAGTTCGCTAGAGAAGTGATGCTCTTTAACTACGGATTCGATAGTTCGCTTAGGCTGACGATCTGCAGCTTCTGCTTCTACTGGAGCTTCTTCTACTACTTCAGGAGCTTCTACTTCTTCTACTTCCATTTCTTTAATCTCTTCGATCATTCCCTCTGTAGTTACTACTAGAATCATTCCGCTTTCTAGTTCGTACTCTCCTACAGGTACAGGAACGTTTCCATCGGGAGTTACTACATATACTTCCATTCCTGCTTCGAATGAATCAGCTTCTATGATAGTTACTCCATCAGCTAACTTCATTTGAGCTAGTTCTACGATTACTGCTTTACCTAGAATAATCTTTCCGATAGCAGATAGTTTTTCTTTAGTTGTCATCTTATTACTTTTTTATTTTAAAATTCCTGCTGAACTTCCTACTAAGTTATTTAGAGCTGTAGTCCAATCAGATATATAACCTTTAAGTTTTTTTTCTTCTGCATATAAACGATCTTTTGTAGAACCATATTCAGCAGGTAAATCTACTCCTAGTTGTTTAGTAGCTTCTTCTAGTTGAATTCCTATTTTTGCTACATAATTAACTCTTCCTAAAATTTGTTTAGAATTATCTATTCCTTTTTGAACTTCTTTTTTTAGAGCTAAAATTTTATTTACTTCATCGGATGCAGGTTCTCTAATCATATTTACCATAGCAGTTTTAAAATCATCGTATAATGATAAATCTACTTTAACCTCTGATAGTTCTACGTTACTTTCTAGCTTAGAAAGTTTCTTTAGTACATTTTTGTTCATAATCTTAAAACTTATTTGATTTATATTGTTCCATTTTTAGAACTTAGAAATAAGCTCCCATGCAGTTTGATTTTTATCTCTTCCTGATTTTAAGCGATCCTGAGCAGATAAATACTCTTTGTACATAGGTAAAGAAGTTACTTCTATTCCTATCTCTTTAGCTGAAGTACTGATAGTTTTAAATAACGTATTTAGTTGCTTAAGTAAATCATCTGAATTTTTTCTATTAAAATCGTATTCTTTTAAAATAGATTCTTTCTGCTTAATAGCATCCAGGAATAACTTATTAGCTTTATCTGAGTTACTAGCAGTAACTGATACTTTATCTTCAAAAGTAGATACCTTATCTATAGCAGTTTTAAGATCATCTACTAAAGCTAGTTCTACTTTTACTTCAGAAGCATACATTTTGCCTAGTACATTTTTTTCTTTCATGGTCTTGTTATTTGTCGAATTACTATAATTTGTTCTTTAGTTACTTCTCTTCCTCCTTCTAAAGCTCCGATTCCCTGAGCTATTAGTTCTCCTGTACAGCATTTTTTAGAGTAGGTGCTATCTTTGCATAAACAAGCTCTACTCCCTCTCTTAGGGCTACTTTTTGACTGCATTATATAGATCGATTTACTATGAATTCAGCTCCGAATATACTACCTCCATGAGTAGGAGATAAATAAACTTTAATTCCTGTATTTTGAGTATCTTCAGTACCTACTATTTGAAAGGTTCTAGTAAACTTATGATATACTCCGTTACCTTTAACAAAAGATAAAACGTCTGAATATCCGTTAACTATAGTTCCTGTAACTGCATTTCCAAAATATAAATCTGCGTGTTGATTATTTGCATGAACTTGAACAGTAAAAGAAACTGATATAGTAAAGATTCTATTTCTTTCTAAATTTATAATGTTATTCCTAAAGCAGATTAAATTATTTTGTAAATTTACTCCTGCATTATTTGTAATAACAAAAGGAGAAGCAGTAAAAGTAAGAGGAGATATTAAACTATATTGATTATCTGCTACTAATTGATATCCACTCTGATTTATAGGTACATCTGATTTATTCGCTAGTTGAATAAAGCTATCTCCATTTCCGTAATATGCATTCCCCTCTCTATATATTAAAGCTCCTTGTTCAGGTACTGCATCAAAATTCGGTTGTATATCTGCATTCTCAAACTGAACTTTAAACTGAGAGTTTCTGATATTACGCTCTTCTTCTATATTTGTTATAGATAAAAGATTTATTTCCTCTTCATTCGATTCGATTCCGAATTGAGTACTTCTATCAGTTTGATTATTTCTAGTTTCTATCATTTATCTAAGATTTGTAAGATTTCATTTAATAGTTCTTCATCTGATTTATCAGAAGATAATTTAGTACTAGAAGGTTCGAAATATCCTTCTATAGAAAATCCTTTGATATCTCCGCTCTTTACTTTATCCCAAATTTCAGGATTATCTACTTTCATCGATATCATCCATGTACCTACAGGAAGTTCAAAGCCATAGATAGCTGATTTATCTAGTTTAGTATCTTCGATTATCCAGGATTCTACTACTGACATTCCTTCGATTTTCATCTGATGCTCATAAGTAGCATTATTCTGATTAGATCTCTTTAAGAATAGCTGAGAAGCTTTGCGAATAGTATCTTTTGAAAAGTAGATATAGAATTCTCCATTATCTTTATCATTACGATAAATCTGCTTATTAGGAACTAGAGCAGCTCCCATAAGAATCTTTTTTTCTTCGTCTATAGATTTAAGTTCGATAAGTTGCTTATTTAAAGCTATCCAGTTCTCTTCTATAGCAGGAGATTCTACTACTGATACTGCATGAATTCCCTGATTCTCTGCGCTCTCATTTAATACCATTTCGATTATTTCCATAACTTCCTAACTTACTTTATTTATAATGTAGCATTTTTTATACGATTCCTATCTAAACTCTGAGCAGTAGTTACTTCTCCGCTTACTACATAAGCTTGTACAGGCTGCGCTCCTAACTGAGCTAACTGATTTACAGGATTATTTCCTACTATATTAAAATTCGGAGACATGATAGAACTAGCAGTAATAGCTGAACCTCCTCCTTCTCCTCCTGCTGAAGGTACAGTTCCTCCATCGAATTTAGTAGCTTGAATCTTTTTGATATTTAATAATCCTGCTGCTACTGCTGCTGCTGCTGCTATCCCTCCTAAGATAGGCCCTACTACAGGAATACTAGCCATCGAACTATATGCTCCAGTAGCTGCTTTAAATGTATCTATCGTAGCTTGTCCTATCTGAGCTGCTTTCTGAACTTTAAAAGCTTTCTCCTGAGATTTAGCAGATCTACCTTGAAAGAGTTCAGCTAGATTTCCTAGAGTAGCGAACATATCAGAAGCACCTTGAACTAGTCCTTCAGACATTTCCTTTCGGTTTGTCTTCATCGCTTCAGCCCATTTAAACTGAAGTTCTCCTAATTTACCAAAAGTTTCTTCTTGAACATCTACTACTTCTTCAGGTAAATCCATTAAAGACTGCGTGTATTCCTGAGCAGATTTTAGAGCTGCTTCCTGAGCTGCTTCCTGAGCTGCTAGTTTCAGTGCTTCATGTTCTTCATCTATTTCTCTAAAAAGTTCCTGCTCTGATATATAGAGTTCTTTTTTAGCATCATGCTCTGCTTGTGCTGCTGCTTTCTCTGCATCTCTAGCTTCCTGAGCTCTAGCTTCTCTTTCTTTTCTAGCATTTATATCTAGGAGCTTTAAATCGGTTTCAGAATCCTTCAGGCCTTCCTTCATCGTATTTAAATCAGTTTCAGCTTGATCTACGATTTCTTTTAATCCTTTAGCCATCCATCCGCTCTGCTCCTGAACAAATTTAATAGAGGCTATCATTAGCTCCATTTCTTTTATCTGCTCTTTCTGATAAGCTATAGAGTTCGCTATCTTTTGCTTCTGAAGTCCTAGAGTAGATTTACCTTCTGCTTCTAATAGTGCTATTTGTCTATCTAGATTCTTCTGCTCATTATCAAAGTTCTCTTTTCGTTGCTTTGCTGCTTCAGCTTCTTTCTCCATTCTAGCTTCTACCTGAGCTAGATGCCTTTCATTCTGAACTCTTCGAGCTTTATCTGATTCGCTCTCGATTATACCTAGTTTTTCTAGA